GACTCGTACCATTATTTAGATATATATTTTCTCCAGTAACTTTAGTATCGGACCCATTAGTTATAGAGGTATTATTCCCGGTTATGGATATTGCACTTGTTTGCCCATATACAGTATTAGTGCCTCCAGTTATATTGAATTCTTGGCCCGTAAATATAGTATTTGCAGAATCATCAATATAGAAAGTTCCACCAGTTATATATCCAGTACTATAGTTAAAGTTAACAGTTGTTCCAGTTACATAATTAATACCATGAGTAACATTAGTATTATTTCCTGTTATGTTTGCTGTATGATATGTGCCTTGGACAGTATTAGTTCCCCCTGTGATTGAGATTACCGAACCAGTAGCAACATTCGTCCCGTTTGTAATGTACAGCTTTTCACCTGTTGCAGAATTTGTCCCGTTATTAATGGTAGCGACACCTGTAATATAGGAATTAGTGGGAGTATTAAGAGTATTTGTCCCTCCCGTAATATAAGCGTTTTCAGTTATTAGAGAAGATACAGCCCCATCATTAACTGTAGCGGCGGTTCCAGTTACATAATTAGTACCCCCCGTTATGGTAATTGTATCAGCGCCAGAAATTGAATTAGTTCCATTAGCAATATAACCAATTGTTCCGGTTGCATATACAGTTCCGCCAGTAATTTGAGCATCTCCAGTTATATTGACCGTAGATCCTGTGATGTAATTGGCCCCGCCTGTAATTTCAAAATTAGAGCCTGTTAGATAATTAGTACCATCGTTTATATATGAATTTGCCCCAGTGACATAAGCTGTGCTGCTATGAATATTTATGCTTAGACCAGTAGCATAAACTTTATTCCCTGTGACATGTATATTGCCGCCAGTAGCGAATACGTCTCTGCCTGTTATATATGAATTGCCGCTAGTAACGAAAACATCTTCGACGGTATCGATTGTATTGATACCTCCAGTAACCGTAACGTAACTTCCAGTTATCCTATTTGTCCCGCCGTCAACGTATCCTTGTGGAGTGTCTATAGTGAGGACGGCTCCGGAGTTATTTGTTATACTAGAAGTTCCTCCAGTTATATTAACTGTAGTACCCGTAATACTATTGTTACCGCTATTTATAACTAGGGTGTCTCCAGTAATGGAGTTACTTCCTCCGGTAACTATTAAACTATTTGTATTTAATGTATTATTTGCGCCGTTGTTAACATATACATTTTCCCCAGTAATTTTATGCCCAGAGCCATCATTTATAGTTGTCGTTCCTGTTACGACTATGGAAATCCCAGTGCTCCTAACGGTAAAGTTACTTGTTCCTCCCGAAACGTTAATTGTGCCTACAACATCATGCCCCGTTAATACATAATTAGTTCCGTTAGATATTTCTATTTTTTCTCCTGAAACGTAATTAGTCCCATTTGAAATGGCGTTTGTCCCACCCGAAACATTAACAGTGGAAGTATTTGCGTCTATTGTATTTGACCCCCCTGTCACAAAGAAATTTTGCCCCTGCTGAATAGTATTGGAACCTCCCGTGATATTGAAAGTTTCACCCGTAATTGTTGCGCTTCCGCCACTTATCGCAAACGAGTAGCCAGTTATGTAATTATTGCCGCCTGTTATGTATACAGATTCGTTGCCAGTGACGGTATTTGTCCCGTTTGTGATGTTTATGATATTACCAGTAACTGAATGAGCGCCATCCGTTAGAGTTAGGCTAATTCCGGTAATTATAGCATTATCACCACTAATTACGGCAGTCCCACCTGTTATTTGTATTTTATCGCCCGTTGCATATACGGTTGCGTTATTTGTTATCGGAAAAGAATTTCCAGTGGCGTAAATATTGCCATTGTTTGTTATGGTGTTAGATCCAGAGGTTACTACAGCTGAAGCTCCAGCATTCAAGTTGACAGCGCTTACAGTTATTCCCTCTCCCACAAAAGAGGAGGCAGTTACTGAGCCGACACTTCCAGTTTTTATTGATACAGTGCCAGTTGCGTTTATAATAGTTCCAGTACCGCCTGTAATATAAACATCATTTCCAGTTATAACTGTCCCCGAAGGATTGTTTATGTAATTTGAACCCCCATCAATAAATATCCTACCGCTTTCAATAGTGTTAATTGTGTTAGAAGCGATATTTACTTCATCCGCATTAAGAGTTGAATTATATATTGTGTTTTCATTACCAGTGAACGAGGTAATGGTAACTCCAGATATAGTATTCTTGTCTCCTAAAACAAATACTTTCTCTCCTCCTGATATTTCTGTAGTAGTAGAATAGTTTACATATATGTTTTCCCCAGAATGGATAGTATTGACTCCTTGGTTGATAGAAATATCATCTCCAGTGAAGTAGTTTATTCCGCCTGTAATATTCAAAGCGGAAATATGACTACCAGTAATCCAAACAGTAGGGCTGGCCCCAGAAAAAACTAAGTTTGATGGCGCACCAGTGATATTAAGCGTGTTGAGAAGACCAACCGCGTAAACATTATTGGACCCGCTGAAAATTTCAATTGAGCCATCCGAGGATTGATCAATAGAGTTAGTTCCGCCAGTAATGAAGACTCTTTCTCCAGTGCCAATTGTATTTGTACCTCCAGTTATTGATACCTCTGCTCCCTCTATAGTAACATTTGTTCCATTTATGTTTCCGCCGAAATTTTGTACGGTTATACCCGTTTCTGTAGATATATTTGTATTTCCGCTATACAAATTAAATACATGACCAGAAGCGCCAGATACTGATGAATTATGTATATTTACATTTTCCCCAGTAACTAAAACAGTGCCAGTGATATAATTATCGCCTCCGGTAATTGAAATTGACGATATGGAATTTCCAGTTATGGAATTAACTCCACCGGATGTATATAATTCATTTACATCAAAAGTCAAACTTGCCCCAGACTGATTGGAAATTATATTTGTTCCGCTTGTTATGTTAACGGTTCCATCGTTAGTGAATGTGGTAGAGCCACCAGTAATCGACAAAGAAGTGATACTTACAGCGGAAATATTTCCAGAAGCGCCATTATTTATTTCTAAGCTAGATATGGTTTGGCCTGTAAGATTTACGTAATTTACTATTCCAGAGCCGGAGCCAGTAATAGATATATTGACATTATTTCCTGTTATGGATTCAATATCAGAATTATAAATAGATACATTCTCACCCGTTATACTAACCGTATCTCCAGTTATATAATTTGAGCCATTCGTTATATTGGCAGACCCGCCTGTCCATACATTTATTCCTCCAGTAATGGAGACATTGGTCATCGTGCCAGAAAAGGTGTTGATTCCGCTATAAGAAGTAACGCTCTCTGGGGTTAATATTAACGTTCCAGAATTCGTTATATTGGTTGTTCCGCCAGTTATAGAAACAGCCCCTGTTGTTGAAACACTGGATGTCCCAGATATAATTGTTATGTCGTCCCCACTAAGACTGCTGACAATGCTATCTTCTATATTGACCGTAGCAGACGCTGCCGCGTCTATCTCATTAGATCCGCCGCTTATATTTACTAAGCTCGAATTTCTTATGAACCCAAAACCTATTTCATTAAAAGTTAAACTATTAATACCCCCGGTTATATCGTAATCCGCTTCTCCACCTGTTACATAAAGAGTGGAGTCATTGATAGAGTAAAAAGCCCCACTAGCATTAATAGTAGAAGCCCCGCCAGTGATATATATCCTATTGCCTGTTACATTGTTTACTCCGCTATAAACAGTAGCAGAGCCAGTAACGTTTATGTCGCCTTGTACCGTTGGGTACATGAACGTATTAGCTCCTCCTGATATTTCTAGCTTATTAAGACCATAAAACGTACTCGACCCTCCGGTTACATTGATAATTGCCCCGGAATTATTTTGCCCCGTTAGATAAAAACTTCCGCTAGTTACAACAATATCATTATTACCCCCCGTAAGGTAAGTGTTACCATCGCTTATATTTAAAGTGATGCCAGTATGCAGTTGCCCCGTAAAATAATTCGACCCACCATTAACTGTTAGTTTGTCTCCGGTTAAATAATTAGTTCCTCCAGAAACAATGGGCGAGCCAGTTATACTTACCGAAAGATTCGATCCAGTATCCGCACTTATTGTGGCCGTCCCGCCTGTTATATTTACATATCCAGTAGTATTACTAAATGTAACGTTTGCTGTTCCTGTATTTACTACTACGTCATTATCTCCAGATACTTGAAGCGTAGAGTCGCCTCCGAATATGCTAAATGCAGTTCCATAAGCTGTATTTTGCCCCCCAGTAATAATTACCGTAGTTCCGGTTATGCCTATTTTAGAATTACTGGTTAAACTAAGATTATTAACTGAATGACCAGTAATAGTAGCGGCTCCACTGGTAAAGATCGTACTGGTTCCACCGCTTAAATTAATTGAAAATTCTGAATTAGCAGTTGCATCTGCTCCCCAAGCATGTGTTACGGCTGATGCTACGCCTCCAGAAATATAGTTTGTTCCATGATATATATTTACTGGCCCAGTCATTATACCTGTAGCATGGGCTACAGCGTTGGATCCATAGGCGTCAGCGTATGCAGTACCTCCACTTATAAAGTTGTTGCCGCCAGAAATATTCATTGGCGAACCAGTTATATAATTGGTTGTATTATCCCCTAAGAAATTAAAATTAGAATTATAAACATTAGGCATAGAATCCCCAGTGAGGGTGACTGTGCCGTCATTAATTGTTATGCCAGTTCCAGTTACATTAACTGGGGTAGCTTTACTGTTGTATAGTTGATTAGTTCCGCTAAGAATATTTACAGTACCAGAATCTGGGTATATGGTATTAAAACTGCTTCCAGTAATTGATACGTCTATATTAGACCCAGTGATATTGCTAGTACCATTAGTTAGAGAAATTGGAACAGTTGAATTTGCCGAAGTAAAACTTCTTATTTCCACTTCTTCCCCGGCGGCTGGAGCTTCAGCAAGATGGACATGGCTTCCGCTAAGTACATAGTCCTTGAATGGACTCATCAAAACACCACCCACAGAAACAATTAGACTCTTTTCATTGGCGGGGGCTTTTCCAGAAATTAAATAGTCTCTACCAGCCGGGTTGTGTATGGAAGTATTAATGGACTGATTGTCCGAAACGGTAGTTATGTAATTTGTGCTATCACTTGCTGAAAGACCAGTTGTGGTTAATCCAGTTATTGTTGACCCACTGATAGTTACGGACCCTCCAGCAATAGACAATACGTTTCCAGAGGATATATACGCATTGCCCCCCGTAAAACTAGCCGTCCCCGTAACATTAATGTTCCCGCCTCCGCTAATATTTGTCGCGGTTCCGGTTATATAAATATTTTGGCCGCTAATATTTGTTGCTGTGCCATCTATGTTTACGGTAGCACCTGTTAATGTATTAACACCTCCAGTTATCGTGGTCGTATTAGTGGAAGTTACATAATTTGTTCCACTTGTTATGTATATATTTTCTCCAGTTGTGTTGGTGATAATCGAGCAATTTTGCGCCGTATCAATATTTCCAGAGAAATTTACAATTCCACCATTTACCGTAATACCAGTGCCAGTTACGCTAACGTTTCCACTATTTACTGTGACGTTATTTACTCCACCCGTAAGATGAAGATTTTCCGAAGTTAATGTTATGTAGTTTCTTCCGCTTAATAGAGCAAACGTTCCGGGTTGGTATCCAGTTATATAATTTACTCCCCCAGTTACAACTATCTTCTGTCCGGTTATGTATCCAGTTCCATAATTTACGAAGGTAAAGTTTTCCCCAGTTAAATTTATTTCCCCAGTTGTATGTATCGTATTGGTTCCCCCTGTAATATTTAGACCTCCACTTATAACCGAGGTGCTATATATGTTTCCACCAGTTACATTATAAGTCCCATTAGTATCAGTGACTGTTACGCTAGAGTCCTTTATGGTATCTATGGTTGGGCTATCAATAGATAGAGTGCCATTATTTATGGCAACTGTTCCGCTATCCCCAACGGATAAATTCTTTATTGAACCTATGCCTGAGTTATTGAATACGAAAAAGTTAACATCTGTTGCCGAAATAGAGTCTTTAACATTAGTTTTTTCTATGTTTATCGCTACCGTTTCACTACCAGTAATATTTACTGTTCCCTGTAAATCGCCACTAATAACGGCTGCTAAAGATTGAGCAATATTTATTGTGCCTGTTTTAAATTCAGTTACCTCTATCGCAGATGTCGAAACCAAGGTCCCTATATCGCCAGTCACACCAAGGGCAAAATCTCCGCTTATCCCCGTTACGAACATAGTCACAGAGGAGTCATTAAAGTTATTTACTACCCCACTGCCTTGATCAATCGTAGCTACCCCGCTATGTAAATTAACGGTGTTTCCAGAAACTGAAACCTGCAAGCCGCTATATAAATTAGCAACGCTATTATCATTTAAATAAAACACATGTTCGCCGCCAGTAATGGTGGCGGTTCCTGTTAAGTTGCCCCCATAAAAATACTGATTTTGTTGGGCTATAGATCCATTATTAGTGATTTGCCCACCAGTAACATAAAAAGTAGATTCAGTACCTGATACCGAGAATGTCCCCCCTCTAGTATCATTAAATACGTTTATACTTTCAGTAATATCAAACCCTGCCCCACTAGTGCCAGTAACAGAAATGTAGTCTGCTCCAGATATAGAAAATACTTGGCCTGTTATATAATGATTAGATCCGCTACCAGTAATATAGATGTTAGAACCAGATACATATAGCTTTCCGCTCTCTTTGTTGTATATGTTTACATCGTTCGGAGAATTAAAATTGAAAATTCCAGTTGTGTTTATAACTGCGGTTCCCGAATTTACCGTTAGGCCACTTAATAAAGTGAAGCCATTTATATTAGTAACACCGCCCGTTATCATTACATTACCGGAAATATCTCCAGTAAGGTTTACTACTCCGCTTTGAACCGTAAGGTTTTTCGGGGTAGGCAGATTTAATTGATCGTAGTCAGTCGCATCTAAAGTTATTGAGGCCCCAGAGTTAACATCAATTGAATTTCCGCTGCCAGTTATAGAAATACTTGTTGAAGATCCAGCGTACATATTAAATGTACCCGAAACACTGTCAGAAAATGTTGAAGTTCCACCAGTAATGCTTATCTGGCCTCCAGTTATATAATTAATCCCGGAGCTAACAAAAATATTGTCACCAGTAACAAACCCTGTTGAAGCATATATGGTATTATTTACTCCAGTTAAATCTATAGAACCATCAGTTAAATTAATTGTTCCATAATTAGAAGAAAGTATATCCCCCGTAACGTTTACCGTTCCCGAATTTATCGAAACATTAGAACCCGTTAAGTAAGCGCTTTGACCACTATTATTAAAATGGATTACATGATTGTCCCCTGTTATGCCAATAGTATCCCCAGTAATATAATTAATCCCAGAATGAATACTTAAAGATGTGCCAACTCCAACTGTATTCGTCCCTCCAGTTAAGATAGCGCTACCAGATATATTTACGTTCCCTACGTTTTGTATAGTTGATATTGCTACTCCCGTTCCGGTTATTAATACTGTTCCAGTATTGGTAACGCTACCACCACTAAGGTAAATAGCTTCCGACGAAGAGCTTGATATCTCAGAATTTACAAGGGTGAAAGAAGATTGCATCCCACCGCTGATGGTGATGCTAGACCCGCTATTAATTTCAACTTTACCATGTATATTTGTTATGTCTGCCGAACCCGTTAAAGCAATGGAGTTAAAATTTACTATGTCTAAATTTTTAACCCCAGTTACATATGTATTGGCATTGGAATTGATGATTATGTCGTCAGCCCTGACATCTACTGTAGAATTATCGATTGTATTAGTACCAGAATAAACATCTATGCCAGTACCATATAGATTTAACGCTCCAGAATTTATAACGGACCCGGTAATGCTTATATTTCCTGTTGCATATATGTTTCCACTATTTTGAATCGAAGCAAATGAAGTGTTAGTAAGGTAGATGTTACCTGACTGATTATTCGTTATAGTGGAGTCGCCCGTAGAATTTAAGGTTGATTGATTTACAACTGAAGTATTAGCACCAGTAATATTTACGCTAGAGCTATCCTTTAAAGTAAACGAATTGCCTTCGCCCGTCATTGACAAGCTATTAGCATTATATATATGAGCGGTAGGCTTATATACAAATGGATTCCCCCCAGTAATGTTCAGAGTATCAATATCATTGTTGGATATTAGATCTACTGTAGAATTAATATTTATATTGGACGACTGAGTAACTGTAGTAACACCGCCATCAATTTGGAACGAATGACCAGTGGCAATAGTGTTTCCCGTAATATAAAACGTGCCACCCGTAATGGTTGCTCCGACTCCACCAGTAATTTCTATATTCTGCCCTGTTACAACTGGATTAGTCGGATTAATTACCTGAGAATACATTCTGGAAACATCTCCAGTAATATGGGCGTTACCAGAGTAAATGTTGATGATGGAATCATCTAAACCAGTTACATAAAGATCCCCTTCATTCAGAACACTGATCGTGGGGCTACCTCCAGTAATATTAAGATTTTGTCCGGTGGCGTTAACGGTCCCCCCGGTTATTGAAAATCTTTCTCCAGTAGCGTAAACATTAGAGCCTGAAACAATATTTCCAGCGCCCGTTACAGAAACTGTATTAGTCGTTTCTACATGAGCAAACCCATTATCTCGAACATGAACCTGACCGTTGGTAGAGCCAGTTAAAGAGCCTCCTGAAGATACAATTACATCTCCAGTAATATGAGCATTCTGAGAGGTTAAGTGAGTTGTGCCTCCAGAAATATCTATCCTACTATTACCAGTGGTAATCAGCTGCCCAATAACACTATCTTTAACGGACACATTTACGCCAGTTATGTAGCCTGTGCTGTTATTTAGCTGTATGAGATCTACGTTGGTCATGATCCGCCGATTGTCACTGTTGAGTAGTAAATGTAATAATTAGTACCTGTCGATTGTACAGTATTCGCACCACTTATAATATTTGTCGAATTAGCATTTCCAGTAAAGCTAAGGTCTCCATTGTTTATGTCTATACTCGTTATTGGAGAGTTACCAGTTACCCCAATATTTTGTATGGTATTCCCTGTTACGCTAAGGGTGGAGTTGTTAGCTGTTAAATGGTCAGTGCTTACATGTATGTCGGAACTGGAATTTATGGTCGCGTCATTACCAGTAATATCAAACCTAGTATTGCCATATCCCAGAGCGGTGAATCCAGCATTGGCTGTTATTGTCTGTCTTTGATCCCCGCTATTACCACTAAAGGTATAGTTTGCGGTTCCAGCATTCTGATCTATGTCCAGTGTTGTATCGCTATTCCCACTTATATATGCCGTTGAGTTACCTTGTATAACTATTCCAGATCCAGAATAATTAACATTGTTCAAGGTGCTATCGTTAATCGTTATGGGGGAGCCAGATACTCCATCTATCCTACCTGAATTTACAACATTAACAGTTAAGCCCGTTATGTTGGCGTCTCCTGAATACGAATCAGTAAAATATACTGTATTACTGCCATCATAAATCGCTATTGTCGAATAGGCTCCACTTACCTCATTCGTTCCTCCAGTAATGTGTATGTTACCAGTAGCGCCAACGTAACCGCTGTATACATTTACTTTACCTGCCCCTGTCTCCGCGTATATGTAAGCATTACTATTATTAGTTATATCAGCATTTACCCCCTCATTTGCCACTACAACATTTGCATTAGTAGAAGACACCGTAGTAGTTGCACCCGGCTCAGTGTAAAGATTTACCGCTGTAGCTGACGCATTATTGGTGATATCAACATCTATTCCACTGTATTCATTGTGGATGGTTTGACCTCCACCAGTAATATTTACGTTGCTATCGTAAATATTATAGTTATCAATATTTAGCCCTGATACATCTCCGGAAAAATTAATATTTGTCCCAGTGGAAAGATCACTGAAAGTAAGTGAGCCAGATCCCTTTAGGTCTATGCTCATGTTATATACTGTAGGCTGAGTTACAACAGAGTTAGATATTTGCCTTATTAAAACCTCTTCTCCAATATTAGGGGCAGAAGCAATTTTTACACCCGTGGTACTTAATAAACTGTAATCTTCGATTGGGGTAAGATCTATACCATCAAGGGATACAAATACTCTCTCAATGTCTCCTTCGGTATACTCAAGCTGAAATGAATCTTGACCACCATCCCCAGTGTAGACTGCCGTTCCTATGATGGATCCTTCCCCGGTATTCGGGAAAAATTTAAATTCGGCATTATTATCAACGCCGAAAGTCATATTGGCAGCACCGCTACCCTTATTGTAAGTGCCTACAGCATACAAACTTCTACGAGTTGCTACATCATCATCGGAATGCGTTGATCCGAGTTTTGCATATACGTCAAGGTTAAGCGGCGAATCACCATTGTGCGCTGATGGATAACCCTCCGTAACATAACTAGCCAGAATATTATCGCTCTCATTATTTGTCGTCTCTACTTGAGCGGTAGTAACGATTGGCCAGTTCATTAAATCACTGCCAATTTTAACTTTTACATCTTGTAAATTATCCGCTGTCTGTAAAAAAGTAGTAAAATGAACTTTAACATGCTCCCATACCGAAGAAGGAGGAAGATTTAAAGCTATGGATCCAACAAGTGTATCCGTAGAGGTTAAAGTGGTTGAAGTTCCGGTTCCCTGTGATCCAGTAAAGCCTAAGTGAGTGCCAAGACTTACATTCTCAAATCTAAAAGTGTCACTAGTTGGGTCAACTTCATTGCCGTTTAGATTGATCGACGCTCCATCCCCAGTAAGAATAATTTGATTATTTTCTATTGTTACAGATTTTGAAGGATCGTCTTTAGCTATGCTCTGTATATTCCCACCGGAAACAACAAAGTTTCTGTCGTAAACATATATGTTGTTTGTTTCATCGAATATTTGATTTATTTCAGTGGAGTTTTTAGCCCCGCTGAACATGTAAACCTCTTTCAGGTCTCCCTCAACGAATCTAGAAGTAGATGTATTAGTAAGTATATTTAAATTTTGATTTGTATAAGAAATCGTTTTTGCGCCGACTGCATCAGAAGATACTTCAGTACCGCTAAGATAAATCTTATGGCTCGATCCATCCCAAGTAGAATGAACCATATGATACATGCCAGTGTTAACAGGACTGGTAAATATTGTAGAAGAAGAATTATCGGTAAATGTTAAAGTGGAATAAAACCTTCTAGTTGAGTCGTAAGCTATTTGATAACTTACAAGCTCTGTTGGGATAAGGTTCGGAGCTTCAATTATCGGGGTAGCAATCGTACCTCCAACTTCATTAGGCCTAAATACAACCCCCAATGTAAAGCTTTGAGGCTTTAGATTCTCCGTCATTGGCAGGGTTGCGTATTGATCAACCCCGTTAAATTTAAGCTCGTTAGTATTAAACGTGGGAGAATTTACAAGCGTAGCGGTATTTTTATGTTTAGATATATCATTCCAATTTGTTGCCCCTGCCCCAGTATAACTAATTTTACTCGAAGCGCTCAGATGAAGAATTTTATTTTCCCTTGGGAGAGTATAAACAAATGGATCATCAAGATTTAATGGAGCACCATCTAACAAGTAGTTACCAGATACGTCTATATCTCCATGTACAAATGCATCTCCTGAAGCAACAAGTCTATCTTTTACGTAAGCGCTTTGGTGTACCCTTAAGTCGCCATAAACATCCAAATCTCCTTGTACAATAGTATATTTACCAAGGCTACTTTGAAGAAGCGGAGAGTTTTTAGTGACCTCGAAATCAACTTCTTGAGGTAACGGATTAAAAACGTTTTCGTCAGGAGTAATGCCTGATATCCCCACTGATCCATCAACCAACCCAGTAAATCCCCACCCTGAAACACCAGCATCCGAAGAGTCTCTAGACTTCAACTGAAAGTCATCTATGTGCTCAAGATTATAACCCCCTAATACAAATTCAGTTTCTCCTGCTATGCCCCTTGCTGGAGAAAACCCAGTGATCTCCGGGGGTCTTATCACCTTTAAGTATCCACTTTCAAAATTAGAGCTTGAATTCTTACTAGTAAAGCTACTATGCACCGAAAGATACCCAGACTCTATTAGCGAATCCCCGTAAAATATCGTAGGGGGGATGAGTACATCTATTAGGGTATCACTTGTGTCTACTATGGTCGTCTCATAGGTCAATGTGCCAGCAAATGAATCTCCGCGAAGATGAAGCATTGCGCCCGTAACATTTGTCAGCCCACTACCCCTTATCGAAACCTTTTCGCTTCGGAAACCAGACAAAGGATTTATTCCGTTAAGCTCTATAATTTCCGGTAAAACTTCAAGAGTGTGTGTTTTGTATCTAACATCCTCCCACCTTTGCATGGTGTAACTACCAGTAAACCCAGAGTAAAACGCCCCCGAATTATGGTAATCGGTATCTTTTGTAGCTCCACTCCAAACAACATGATCGTGCTGAGTTACAATTCCATCACCATTAAAATCGTATTGGTTAAAAAATCTCCCTTCATATAATTTACCTTGATAGGTAAATGAATCAGGACCCGGAGTTACTATATTTTGTCTATAATTTTTTAATAACTCCGGTTCATTTAAGAACGAGAAAACATGCCCAGTACCAACAAAATTAGGACCAATTTGAATAGGGAGGACAAAAACTCCCGTAACGTCACTATTGACCAAACCACTCCTAAAATAATGATTCCTTATATCTGCGTTATATTGAAACGCTTCGCCATCGCCTTTACTAACTATTAAAGCTGGATCATTTGGAAGAAAGTAATCTCCAAGATTAAAGTAAGAGGCTTCCGAGTCGTCTGAGTAGTGATCAATTTTTGTATTATATTTACTTAGAAATTCTAGCTGTTTTAGATTTCCGGGGTCATGACTTGCCCCAAGTCCCGTACCTGATATACCTATAGCGTTTTCAAATGTATTAAACGCATTAATTCCAGTTACGTATAAAGTATCCCCAACCCTTATTTGATTATGGGAAATTCCTAGAATAGTTGGGAAAATAGTGAGCGCTTCAAATGCCGCTATTTTATAATCTTTTTGCTGCGGGGTAGAAACCCCTTGGCTTACTGCATATATACTAGCCTTATCCCCAAGTCCCCTAGGTATATCGAAGGTTACGTAATTAACACCTTCAGGACTAACGAGGTATTGAACGTTATCGGGACTCTTATAATCAAGCGTTGGGGCAAAATTTAAAGAATTTTTACCACTATCAACTGGATTGCCCATGTCCAGCGTACCAGAAGTATAAGCCGGATACAGATAATAGTTTGAGCCATGTAAATCCTCACCGCTCATAGTAATCGTATCCCCATACAATCCTGATCCGGGATATACAAATACATTAGTAGGAGCTAAGTCTATGCTAAAAATGTCCTCAGTCTCGCAAGAAGAATATTCTGTTTGTAAGCGTAATGCTCCGTCTCTAGCCCCAGCTGGAACCCTGATTCGAATTCCAGTTTTTGGAGTTTCCGTTCCCGTAGGTAATATACGAGAAATTGTCCCTCTATTATCGACCCTAACTGTGACTATTCCCGTGCTTAGGGGATCCCCTGAAAAATGAACACCCGTAACTAGTTCTACATTTCCCCCAGTGATGGTTATATAGTTACCCCTTTGCTCCGTTGACGGGTGAAAACCACTACATACAACGTCAGGGGGTATTACTAAAAATTTATTAGATGAATAAGCTGTCCCTTGTGAATTACTAACAGTAAATATTTCGTTCCTGTTTCTATAAAAAGCATCTAAAGCTAGGTAATCTGACTTAGGGGGTATAGTAACCAATAATCCAGTCGGATTAGACTCATTAGAACTTACCCATGTATCTATGGCGACTTGACCATGCTTTACTGATGTTATCCCCGCTAAAGACTCTCCCCCAAGTAAAACCTGACTCCCATGATTTCCAGATAGCGGGGTAAAACCTGTTATTTCCGGGGCCCCAACAAAACTGAACGAGTCGCTTGACTGGGTTCCTAACCCAACTCCATTGTCAACAATTACCTTGTAGGGGCAAGAACTCGACATTCCCGGACAATGCACACTTATGATTTGCTGTTCTGAAGATGTCTCCAATGGATCACCTTCAATACCGCTTATAGGCGCTAATATTTTTTGATTTAAAAATGTATTGTTGGCATGAGCACCACTAAAGTAGACTTTTAAATCATCTGTAAAGTACCCACTACCAGTAATTCTGATTATAGAATTCAACTCTGCCGATGGAGGCCCAAACCCACTAATAACTGGCTCGTATTTTGCAAAATAAGCCCCCTGCTTCCAGCCCGTTCCGTGAGCGGTTTTTACCACAAGGTCCATGTAACCAGTGCCACTGGGAGAAGAAATTGACAGAGCCCCATTAGTTAAGCTGGTATAAGATACGGTTAATGGATCGAGTAAATTATGGGTAGTGCTTATGTCAAAAGAATGGCCCTTCGGAAAAGTGTAAATGCCCTCGACATCAACAAGATCCCTGCCCGTTACGGTATAGTATGTTGGAGCCCTATTCCCAGCTGGAATACCAGACGCGGGAGACAGTCCATCGATATAGGGGGAACTTACTCTCAAATAGAAGTCAACGCCTCCAGTATGGAGATTACCTGCTAAATCCACTAAGTTTACAGAGCCCGAATATGCATCATTGGGAACGTAGCCAGTAATAACGTCCGCTCCGCTTAATCCAAATCCAGTAATGCCGCCAGCAAAACTTACATCAAATAAACCGTCATTATTACTTACTGCGGAGGGGATAATGTTTTCACCAGAGAGTATAATCTGGTCCCCCACATAACCTGAAGCTGGAGTTATCCCAATTAATTTAGCCGATACTCCGAGCCCCCCTATTTCCCCCTCTACCCCAGATTGACCCACTAATTTTAACGAGCCAGATATATTGCCCGTAGGGACTAATATCGGCAAAGCCCTTATATCAGTCACAGACCCAGACAAGACCTCTCCAGAAATTGATTCACTCCCGAAAAAGGCCCCTGTAACACCAGAAAACGCATTACCGGACGCAGTTAATATTTCCCCCGGCAATGGTGAATACCTATCTAAGCTAGTTATCTGAGGCGCAGGGACAAATTCTTGTGGGCTCTCACCAGAGGTGTTCTGGTGAGTAGATTGTAAAGTTATTTTTCCCCATTGAGCATTTTGAGGAACTGTAGCCTCTAAGAAATTTCGGTTTATTGCGTAAAACGAAGCGGAAGTATCGTAAGCGGGTTGCTGACCAAAGTAAACATGAGTGACGCGATCAAAACCGTCGCCAGATACCATTATCTGACCGCCTATAGAACCCGTCAATGTTTCGATTAGAGCCATCTTTTAGTCTTCGGTTCTATATATGCCCCCTACTGATATTGATGGCCTTATAACTATAAAGTTTTCGTCGCTTGCGTCCTCTATCTCACCGTGAGTTGAAACAGCGTCATTCCTTCTTGCGTTTATATTTCCAGTGGGAATTGTAATATCCGGAATCACAAACTGTACTGTTTGGTCATCTATATAAATAACTTGTATGTCGCAGTAATCGCCTATGCATATTGTTGGGTCATTTTGGAAATTTACCCCAGTAACAGTCACCACTTCTCCGGGCAATCCGGAAAGAGGCCAAAATGATTTGATGGATACCGTCTCGCTTGCAGATGTTTGCCTTATGGAGAAGGTATTGCCAAGAACGTCAGAGCCTACCCCAAGTTGCTTATTATGAACTTTCCCTCTCAGCGAATACTGGTCTTGAGGAACCCCATCCCTATTAGATAATGCATAGGTAACTCTACAATCTTCCCCGTAAATACTTAAATCCCCACTATAATTATCAAAGCCTATTTTTGAAGTAAGTTCTCTTTTCCCAAAGAGTATTCTATTTGGCCTTATGTTTGTTGTGGATTCGCCTGTGTATACCTCATAAGTCGCCTGAACATCATTCTTGTAATTTAAACTTGCTGAACTAACGCTAGAAAGATTACCTAAACCAGTTCCATTTATGGATATGTCAGAAACGTTAAGTACGTTTTGGGAATCTAAAGTTTCTGTTTGAGGGGTAAACTGCCCAGAAAAATGATCAAAAAAGCTTACAGCAGCATTTACATATACTGGCTGATTTGGGGCGAAGTTTACAGAATAAGAAGTTAAATAACCGCTTGAAAAATTTACTCCTCCGAACTCACCACTTATCCCGGAGCTTTCAAGGTATATATGCTTCTTAAGAGGGTCCGCCCCAGTTAAATAATAGCCTACATTAAAAGTCCCCCCTACTGGGTTAGAAGGAGAAGGTTTACCTTGAGCAAACTTTCTATTTAGATGGTAATTATCTTCTAACCTTCCCTCCACGGAAATACTAACTCGATCAGCGAGAATTCCACTTCCATTTAAAGTTATGATGCAATTTTTATAACTACTGTACATTAGTCTATCCTCCTTATCTCAAAAGTAGACTTAACATAGTCATTCGTATTTATTGAAACATTATTAGATACAATCCTATACCCAGACACATCAAAATCCATAGATTTATCTAAGCTCTCGTCACATAAATATCCCAACTTAAATATTCTAACTCTTGGGTTCTGTTCGCAAGCGTCAAATAAAGCGCATCCACTCTCACCATAGTGATTCATTTGCCTACTTTGATCTTTTTCAATCTTTATGACCTCTTCAGCATTAATATTCGCTACTTGAGCAGGAAGTTTGCTCCCTATTGCATATAAAGGTTTGATTGTATTGGCGAAGTTGTAATCAAAAGAAAAAACAGGTATGTCTAAATCACCTGCATCAGACTGTATGAAAGTAGTCCAAGAATGAGCTAATCCACTAAATCCGCTTTTAACTAAATTTAAATCACTCGTTTTTTCTGTGACGTTTCCACTTAGCTCCCCGAAGCCCTTATAAGTGACATTGGCTAGAACAACATTATTTTGATTAACTCGAATGGAAAAATCGCTCATGTAAAAAGCGCCGGAAATTCCTGCTACTTCTATTACCTGAGAAGACGCTTGCTCAAAATCCGTAGAGTTTTTGATTCTTACTGTTTCTGGGTAACAAGGATCTCCGTCCAAATCTACATAATAAGTAGCCTGAAAGGTATTTTGAACTGTCCCATTTGGGGTAAGTTCTATGGCGTCTGCCCTTCCGAGGGGCGTCACCCTTTTCAATGAATTAGAGGATTTAATGGATGCCCTCTGGGCCATTAACCCAGTTCCATTTATCCTAATATCGCAATCATTAAAAAAAACCATCCCTAAACCTTTTTCCAGTTAGTTTTACACTAAAATTCAATAGGTTTGAGTGATTAATTCCGGACCAATCAAATTATCATTTAGAGTGTTTAAATTCGATATATAGGTTTTGTAAGTTGCAGTTATCCTAGCGTTTTGGTCCGTGTCTGCTGAATAGTTTTCACTGACTAAAGTAGCTCCAGAAAACGCAAATTGAGTTATCAAATCTCTAGTCTTGTGATTCTTTAAGTTTATTTCGAAATTTTTAAGTTTTTGCTTACATGGATAGGAGCTTATTAAATTTCCGGAATAATCATTTATTTCTATTGTGAAATTAACTTGCGCGAGAATTGGGTAGTCTACTTTTACCGTATGCGGCTTCCTACCACCTAGTTTGTAGTAGTCTTTTCTAGGGATATTTATCGAAATTTGGTAATTTTGAACTAAATTTGTTTTAAAATCATCTAAAGTGATTTCAATAGTAGAAGCAGTCGGAAACTTAAAAACGGGGTCAGTTTTTGTTGTGTTTTTTATATATTCTACCTCACCTTGAGCATCTGTAGCCATTTCGCCCGTTGGAATTCTGCCCATATCCCCTACAACCCTAAAATTAGCCTCCATAGTTGGAACTTGCCCAACTGAGCAAGAGTTAGAGTAGCTTAAAAGATAACCAGAATTAAATGCGTAATAGTGCTTACCAAAATCATTCTGATCCTTTAGGAAATAACCGTTAAAACTTTGATCTGATATGCACTGGATAAATGGATCTTTGTCTACAGACATGGCAGAAAGGGATACCTCGCCTACCTGAGAACTAGTAGGGATAGGGATAATCCTGTTTGACCCCACAACCTCCATAGGCTGCTCCGGCACTGTGTAGGAGGTGCTTACAGATTGAACACCAAAAACCTGACCAGACCCTATAAAAACTTGATGATCTTCTCTGTTCAGAATGCTAAAAGCCATATATACTTATTACACTGACTTATTTCTTAATCAATAATGAAATACGTGTAAATAAATTAGGAAAAAGGGATGTTTAATATTTACGATATAAAATCATGGTCAGGAACAACGACTTATAATCTCCACGATGTCGTTTTTCATGAAGGTTCCGATGGTAAGAAAAGGTTTTGGTATTTCACAAAGGATAAGGCGACCTCTAGCGCTCCAGAAATAACAAACACTGAATGGAGAGGAGTAAAATATTTTTCGAAATTAAACAAATTAAAGCCTGAACTTGTATGGAATCCTTCTTATCAATTTGAGGTAAATAGCTCTCCCACAATTCAGACAATAAAATTTGGAGATGGATACGAGCAAAGAATAATAAACAGTGTCCATAATAACCTAATAAGAGCAACGGTATCTTTTGAGGGGAAATCCAGAAATGAAGCCAGAGCAATTGCTCACTTCCTAGCGGCAAGAAGAGGGGCGGAATCATTTGTATACAAGCTACCCCCTCCATACTCTGTCGAAAAACTTTTCATTGTCAGAAATTGGACTACTAGCATGAAGTTTTTTGACAACTATCTTATCAAGGCATCTCTTGAAGAAGTTACGTTGTAATGAGCACAAAGAAAATAAACGATTTCCCAAGCCTTCCGGTATCTAAGAACTTAGACTCCGGCAAGAAGGTCATAAGTGAGCTTCAAAGAGTAGCCCCCTCTCAAATAATCACCCTTTACGAAGTAGACGTAGAGGAACTGCTCATCGACCAACTTGTCCCTTACGATGTAGTCAACAAATCTGACGCTATATTTAGATTCCACAATAGCTTAAAACTGACCCAGCAAGATATAATTTGGAAAGGCGAAAGGTATTCTGCTATGCCGGTTCGAGTGGAGGGGTATGAATTCACTACTAAAGGATCTGCGCCATCACCCAAAATGACGTTGGGCGCTAACGAAGATGAATTGTCGGAATTCAGGACATTTAAATTAGCATGTAGAAAACTAGGGGACCTAATTGGAGCTAAAGTAACAAGGATTAAAACTTTCGCAAAATATTTAGACGAAGCAAATTTTTACTTAAATTTCGGAGGATCCAGCAGGACCATAATAGGAGACACAAGTGAAGTCCCAGAAGGTTTCGAGCCAGATCCTAACGCAGAATTTCCGAGAGAAGTGTTTTTCATCGAAAGAAAAAGTGGCGAGACTGGAACCCTCCTAGAGTTTGAGCTTGCGTCTTTTGTGGATTTTGAAAACAAAAATTTACCCAATAGACTCATAATAACTAGAAGCTGCCAATTTAAATATCGAGGAGAAGGTTGTCTGTACGAATATTCTTCTAATTACTCTAGCGCGAATGACGCTACCTTAAGAGAAAAAGCTGAAGCCGCCTTTGGAAAAGACTCCTTAAAATCCCTGAACTTACCTACTAAAGCCCCATTAATAGCGGACAATCAGAGTACGCTAATTAAAGATGCCGTACCTCAATACAATAGTCAGATAACCCCTTTAAAATATGACACTAACAAACGATACACTAAAGGAGACGCGGTATACATAGAGAAGAATTCCATAAAATATTATTTTGTTTGCAAGTTGGACGCTCCATCAGCTGTGGCCGACGCACACGCTGCACCACCCAACAGAAACTATTGGATTCAAGATTCTTGCTCCAAAGACGTAAAAGGATGCCAATTGAGATGGTCTGACGCCTATAAAGACAAACAAGGAATAAATACTGCTGGAGAATATAGTGTCGGTAAAGCAACCAGAAGCGCATATCATGCTCTTGGAGATGGTAAAACTCATGGAGGATGCTTACCATTTGGCGGATTTCCTGCGGTTAAGAAAATTGAAGATAAAGGTAATTAAAGGTAAGGGCTGATGAGCGTAAAAAGTAAAATTATAAAACATGCTAAACGCGAAATGCCAAATGAGTGTTGTGGGTTCATAGTGCAAAAAGAAAAAGAGCTAGACGTATTTGAATGTGTTAATGCTTCGGTTTCAAAAAATGAACATTTTAAAATCTCCCCAAAGGAATACCTAAAAGCGACAACCTTGGGGACAATTACCTCCGTATATCATTCTCATACAAATGATAATCTGGAATTTTCCCATTTTGACAAAACTCAAAGCGAGGCCCAGAATATTAGGTATCTAATGTACCACGTAGGGTCAAATTCTTTTGTTGAATATATACCCACGGGCAAAAAAGATGATCTTTTAGGTAGAAGTTATTCGGTAGGGGAAAGAGACTGCCTAACCTTATTGAGAGACTACTACAGGACTAGACATGGGGTGAACATCAAAGATTATGAGAGAAATGAATCTTTCGATTACGGAGGAGAAGATCTTTTTAGGAGCAACTATGAATCAGAAGGTTTTTTTGAAATAGAAAAATCTCAAATAAAAGAAGGAGATACGATCTTAATTAATAAATACGGAGAAAATTTTTTATCTCACGCTGCTATATACATGGGAAATGACACAATACTACATCATCCAGCAGGGGGATTTTCATGCATAGAAGAATATTCGAGAGCATTAAAAGAAAGAACTTTACTGGTTGTTAGGCATAATTTTTTAAGATGAATCTACCAAAGGAAATAAAAGACAAAATTATTTCTCACTCAAAAAGGGAATACCCAAATGAGTGCGGTGGGCTTATTTTACGATCACAAGATGAAGACGTTGAGCTTGTTACACTTCAATTAAAAAACCTTTCGAGTAACCCCCAAGAAGAATTCGTGATTGGCAAAGAAGCAATAGATCTTTGTCGTAACGATATAGAATTCATATATCACTCGCATACCAAAGGGCAAAAGTCTTTTAGCGTAAGAGATAAAATGGTGAGTGAAAAATTAAACGTACCTTTGGTTTTATTTGATCATAAAAACAATAATTTTGATTTTTATCATCCAAATGGATTCATTGCCCCATTAATCGGAAGAACTTGGGGGGATACAAATTCATGCAATAAGATAGGGTGTTTTTCTGTGGTGAGGGACTATTATAAAAAGGTTCTCAACATTGAAATGCCTGATTATGACAAAATAGAAATAGTGAAAGGGGTAAATCTCTCAGAGTCAGACATAACCACGATGCTCGCCGGAACAAAGTCTAATAAAAGATTTTCTGAGATGATAGAATCATATAGGTCAAATCAATCATTCGACGAATATTTAAAACAGAGTGACTTTGTAGAAGTGAAGGATCTAAAAGAGAATGATGTAATAGGGATGAAAGGGACTGACAAAAAATTTGCAGATAAACTAGGTATAGATTTTTCAATTCATTTTGCCATTTACCTTCGGGGAGGAAGTATATTGCATCAACCTTATATGAGGTCTTCTAAGGTAGAAAAATTAACCAATAATTATAAATCATTAATCCATAAAATTTACAGGTATAAGGCTAAACTATGACTAAAGTAAAATTACATGGGTATTTAGCTGAGTCTCTTGATAAATCAGAATGGGATCTTGTAGTGGACTCGCCTGACGAAGCCCTCAGAGCTATAAATATAAAAACTGATAATAAAGTCGCTAAACTGATGCTTGATTCATCTCGAAAGAATCAAAAATATGCGATCCTAATTGATGGTGAAGAACTAATGGTAGATGGAAAAATAAAGAATACAGAAGAGTCACTAGAAGAAGATTTCGAAGCGTTCAGTAATTCCAATTTCTTCTTAAAGAAAAATAAAATAAAAACAATAGACCTTATACCCGTTATTGAAGGGGCGGGAGGAGATGGGGGCATGTTTCAAACTATAGTAGGCGTAATACTCGTAGTAGCATCTTTTTGGGCGGGGCCAGCTGGGCCAGCTTTATTTGCGGCTGGTGTAGCATTGATCGCATCTGGAATAACGGCAATGATGATGGATCCACCTGAATTTTCGGAAGTGAAAAAAATAGAGGGGGTGACTGCTGGGTCTTACTTATTTAATGGTCCAGTAAATATTGTTAGAGAAGGGGCTCCAGTTCCTATTATTTACGGAACTGTATTAGCGGGAAGTAATGTTGTCGCGGTATTCTCTGATATTGATGAAGTTGCAGCGACAGACGGACAAGTAACCAACTAACCTAAAATGAAAAAGAAAAAGACAGAAAAAGTAGACTATGAAAGGTTAGATAGCCTGTCTTTTGCGGGAGGTGGACCACCGCCCCCTCCAGTTCCAAGAGATCCAATTGAAGAACCTGTTGGTATAAGTACAGATGAGTACCCAAGGCCTACCGATAGAAGCGAACAAGGTAAACCTCCGGGAGCATTATCTTTAACGGTTCAAGAAGTAATCGATCTAATCAGCGAAGGGGAAATAGATGGTCTTGTTTCTGGAGATTACGTTTACGAATCTGTAATAGGGGCGACTGGCTATGAAAGCTGCAAGTTTGAACCATTTGTGCCTGTTAGCGCGGGAAGTACTACGGCATCTCCAAAAAGCTACTTAAGATCTGTATATTATAATAACCTAGAAGTGCTAAATACTCAGGGTAATTATAATTATCAAGGAGTAGACTTCTCTTTCACAGAGGGGAACCCACGAGGGGAAGCTATAATTTTAACAGATGATGATCAAGAGGCGGGGTTTGAATCTTTGCAAGTTATAAGGCCAATTGGCGAAAAACTATACGGCCCAGAAACACAATACACCGATGACAGTTACGAACCCACCAACATAGAACTTAAAGACGGCGAAGATTCATTGGGTAGAGACCAAGCAAAATTCTACAAAATCTTAAATGATAAGTGCGTAAAATTTAAGGTAATCGTAAATATCCAATCACTACAAAAAAGAGAGCTAGATGGCCCATACAAATATCGAGAAGGGTCTGAAAAACCAAAGATAGGTAAAGGCGACCAAAAAGGCTACACTCTAGAATATAGAATAGATTACAGGCCTTACTTTTCTAAGGACCATAAAAACGAAGAATTTTTTACTAGGGATAGTGAAGACCAAATAACAAATCAAAACGTAGAAAACGTAGTAAAAGAAACTGTATACGGTAGGGTAACAGCTGGATACCTAAGAGAAACCACGATCAACATAGATACAGATAAATACAGGCAGACTATAGATGACCCTGATTTTCTAGGCTGGCAAATTGCAGTATATAGATCCACGTTCGACTCATTTTCTAGCAGTATTCAAGCAGCTACTCAAATCGACAGCATTATAGAAATATACGATGAGAAATATGCTTACCCAAATTCTGCATACATAAGAAGTAAATTCAGGGCGGATAACTTTTCGAAACTGCCAAAAAGGACTTTTAAAACAAGAGGAATAAAAGTACGAGTCCCTAACAACTACAATACACTCTTAAGAACCTATGGAGCCGCAAGGGGCGGGTCATCTATTACTGACGGTGGGGATCCAGCCTTAAACACTCCATATGACGCAGATGGAAACGCAGGGGGAGCAACAACCGAAGACTGGAACGGCGATTGGAAAAGGAATAGTGATGGCACTATTAAATATGAATGGACCGATAATCCAGCTTGGGTATTTTACGATTTAATTACGAACCCAAGGTATGGACTTGGAGAAAAAATTCAGCCAAAAAATGTAGATAAATGGGGCCTTTTTGAAATAGCTAAATATTGCGATGTATTAGTTCCTGATGGCAACGCTAACCCTGACGGATCGGGGGAATCCGGGGAGCCAAGGTTCTCTTGTAACGTAAGCATAACCACCAGAAGTGAAGCGATAGAAGTTATAAACTCTTTTGCTTCTATTTTTAGAGGATTAGCTTATTACAAGGGTGGAAAACTCCAAGTAACTTCAGATAAAAAAACTGCCCAATCTTACATTTTTAATAACTCAAACGTAGAAAATGGAGACTTCCATTATAGCAGTTCCGCAAGAAAAGCTAGGGCAACCGTAGCCTTGGTTAGATACAACGACAAAAATAACGACTATAAGCCCACAATAGAATACGTAGAAGATGCGGAAGCTATAAAAACGCTTGGAATTCAATTCAAAGAAGTAACAGCTTTTGGATGCACCTCTAAAACACAGGCTGAGAGATTCGGAAGATATATATTGTATACTGAGTCCCTAGAAACTCAATCAATTCAATTCATAGCCGGACCAGAAGGCAACTATATTTCTCCGGGAATGGTCGTGGGCATTTCTGATAGGAATAGAGGCAACTACGGAGATTTTCTAAAAAATAGAAGAGGAGGAAAATCTACAAGGTTTGACATAACTTCAGGGGAAGGGGTAGGCGACGGCCACCTTCAAACAGGTTACTTCTATTTAGACTCCTCTATATCTGGATATGTAAACAATAGCTTAGTAAAAACAAATGACGAATATGATTTCAAAATTTTAACTGCCCCTTCCTATATTGACCCGATAAGAACCAATATCACTAGTAGTGAATCAGCAGATCAATATATTAAAAAACCAGCCCTACAAACTTTTAAAATTAAAAAAGCAGATGTAGTTGAAACTGGAGTTACCTATAGCGGAATAGGTAATGACGATACAACTTCTGTGATTGTAATAAAAGGAAATGCTACTTCCGACACCAATGTAATAGATACGATAAACTATAATATAACTGGGTTTACAGGGGTGCTATATGACCCCTATGGAAACAAAATTGCAAATACTGGATTTGTCGAAGATAAGCCCGATTCTTTTTCGTGGGCGATAGATTATACAGGGGCTTCGTTAAATATAACTCCAGATCTAGAGAGTTACAGAGTCGTCGCTGTTAAAGAGAAACATAAAAATAAATTTTCCATAAGCGCAGTAGAATATCACGAGCCTAAATATGACCTGATAGACTTCTCTACTCAAAACGTAGCGCCCGATGCTCTTGGGTTGCCCAACCACCCTTCGGACTTACTATTAATAGCTCAAAATGTTACGCCTAACGCTAAAAAAGTAAATTTCTCCTTCAGGGAGCCATCCAACAAAACAGCGCTAAACGGATATAAAATCTACGTCAAAAAGGGTTCTGATTTCTCATCTCCTACTGACTTCACAGACGATCCATATTCAGCCGTCCCAAACAATGAATATTTGGTCGATTTTCTTCCAAGGGGGAAAAGCTCGGATGATTATTTACCGTTTGAAGACGATACTTATTATTTTAGAGTATACGGCGTAAATAATCACGGAAGAGCAGAAGCAGCAGGTTTTGCATCTAAAAGCATAGCCGTAAATGGCATAAATCTATTAATGGACTTAGAAATCAACTCTTTGTCTTTGGTTGATGATATTGCTCAAAGTAATGAAGCAGGGAAGCCAGACGGAGACAGTAGTTATACAAGCTCTTCCATAGAGCTAGGCTGGCAAGCTGGATTTACAAATCCTAATTTACAAGCCTTTGCAGTACCAACTGAATTTAAATTCAGAGTATCATATAGATACCCCGATAAATATAACCCAATACCAAGTAATCCAATCTATACCGAAACAACTGGAATTAGCGCAAGAAGATTCACTGAAGACCTAACCATTAATGAAAATTTATCCATAAGTAGCTCTGCGCCATATAGAAGCATGGATATAGTTGTAGAAGCCGTCGATAGCGCAGGAAGAACTTCTGCTGGGGGGACAATAGCAAGAGACGGAGCGGGTAATGTTACTACAGACTCTACTTATTCGAATAGCAAAGGGTATGACATACTATACGTAAATAACCCAGCGCCACCATCAATAAGAATTTCAGACAGAATGGGGACGAATGGAGCTACAGCAGAAAATTGCGACAACTCAATAAATGCAGATTTTTGCACGGACCAATGGCTAGAAGATGACGGAAGCTTAAACTTCATAATAGAAAAAGATAACAATGGCCTAATAACTGGAGTAAGTGATCTATCTCAAGCTATATTTATGGTATCAAAAAACTATTTTGACCCAACTACCATAAACTCAAAAATAGACACTTTCATAAGTAGTCCAACGTCGCAAATAGCTCAAACTACAAAAATAGACGACTCGCCTACGTATGCAATTGCTTCTCAAGGAGTTGGATCAAATGAAGATTACGTCTTTACCGTAAAGACTCCATTTACAAGTATAAAATCACCAGACGACATTATTGATGATGATGCGATGGGCGCTGGATTAACTCATGTTTATTTAAATATTGGATTCATAGATCATTTTGCAAGTTCAGCAGTAGAGCAACAACCAACGAGAAAATCTTTACTCAAGAAAGTAAACTGGTCCACTAATACAGTAAAAGTAGGACCAAGGAACGCATTTTTGCTAGGGTCATTAATGTATAGAGCTTGGGTAATAATAGATGTAAATTGGGATGGCGACAGGGTGCTTGATTATCATTCAGCTAACATAGACGAAATAGGCTATGTGGACCATGCTGCAAATTACGTCGTAAGGCAGCAAAAAGTAACTCACGGAAAAGGCGGAAGTACTACGTACAGAAACTTTGACATACAAGCGAATAGAGCCGCTAGAAGCTTTACATTTAAAAGCCCATTACCTTCTAGCAGATATGAAGTCGTAGTAATGTATTCCCCTAATACTAAGAGCGATCAACCTGTTTTCGGTGGTGCGGCAACACCGATATTAAAGGTGCTTTCTAAAAATAGATATGGATTTACACTAGGGAATACTTCAACTGGTGGATACGCCCAAGGCGGAAGACCCCTAAAAGGGTGCTACTTTATAGGAGTCGTGTTAGGAACAAATATAATAACAAATAATGCTGGATTTGGAAGTGTCAGCGCAGATGAAACGTGGCTCTCTGACGAATATCCTTATAATTTCGATAGGCCTGATGAAGCAAGGCCATATAATTTAGACACTGATATAGGGACGTACAATTTGAATTTCTAAAATGAAAAAACTTTTAATAGTATTTTTTGATTCAAAAGGAGAAACCAGATCTATCATCATGCCAATTGAGGATGGAAAAGATCTAAGATCATCCTTGAATAAACTCATGCTTTCTCTTGGCGTATCCCCGGAGCAAATAATTAAATATTTCGCCATAAACACAAACAAGCATATTGTTCCGGAAAAATACTTATCCTGCTTCAAGCTAAAAGACGAAGAGCTAGTGTTCGACAACTCTCAAATACTTTTCGAAAATTTTGACTTTTGGATGAATGAAAGACAAGATCTATTTAAAGAATTAGATGTGGAATTCTTAAAAGCCTTAGAGAATCAAGACCAAGAATTAATATCAAAAACTAAAGACAAAAAAAGATTCCTAAGAGATTTACCTAATTTTGTACCACTAAAATTTGCGGAAGTAATGGGAATAGAAGACGCATACGCCGCAAGAGATGCAGATGGTAAAGCTGTGGGGGTAGTTGATAGCTATGATGCTTTATCTACGTCTCAACAAATATATTATCAAGGCCTTGTGAATGAAAGGTTTAAAATATCAGAGATTCTTAAGTATACTCCATTCCATAATATACTACATGTGGATGTAATAGATGAAGGATCCGGATACTTCATACCTCCAAAAATAAACTTTGAGTGTGACTACGAAATGGCATTTCCTCCGCTTTGCAAAACAATTGTAGAAGGAGGAAAACTAAAAGAAGTTAAAGTTTTAGCAGCGGGATGCGGAATGGTTGGAAATGTCTTCGCGACAGTCTCTCCCCCAGAGCAGGAAGGCGGAAGAGTTGCCACGGTAAGCGCTGAAACATGTAATAAAACAGATATCAACTATTTCTCTTTTGAAGCTCTTCCTCAAGAGAATTGATCCTAGCTTCTTGCCTTTTTATCTGCTGGTCTAAAATAGTCATAGCTTTATTATACACTGAAGCAGTACTTAGACTGTTTTCAATCATATATGGTATCTTGTAATTCGTTGAAAAATCTTGAGATACGTTAAATGAATCTGAAAGCTTAGACTCTGACAGATAAGGCACTGATAGATGCAGGGCTTTTTTCTTGGCAGAAATTTTTCCTCCTTTCACCTGAATGGGAAAGGCTGAATCTAACCTAATATATGTATTGCCATTGTCCATTTCTCTTATATCAACAATACCTTTAGTCATAACGCTACGATTCGACACTTTAGAAAAGGTTAAATTAATTTCTAATCCTGAACCCGATAACCCTTTTGGGGGCCAAGCCAATAAAATTTCTCCCTCTGGAGGGTTGATGTAAATTCCATTATTAACCAAAGCGACTCCCTTTACAGAGCCGTCTTCATTTACAGAAGTAATTTTATATTTGGAGCACAGCTTTTGATTCGTAGATGCTTCTATTTTGGGATCTCCTTCTTCCACCTCAAAGATTTCCCCTTCTTTGTATCCTTTACCCGATGAGACTATTTGGAAATTGTCGTTAATGACATACTCCTTGAATGATACATCTACAGAGTCTCCAATCACAAAATTTTTGGACTCCTTATCTTCAATTTCTATTTGATCTGGAGCTATACTTGAAAAGTCGCATATTAAATAAATATCGTCAGTTTTAGCGATTTCATAGCTTTCCGAATCTGCGTTAAATTTAAACACTGTCCCCGGTTTAATGTAGTGAGGGTTAAAATTTGTATCTGATACTACCAAATTTGACCCCTTTGTTACAGAAGCTCTACAGTTTAAAAAGTTTTTCGGCATGGCTTATATTATCCTTGTTTTTAAGTTTTTTCAAATTATCTATCTGGGTTCGTGTAAAAGGCCACCGGGTCTTTGCTCTTTTACTATAGTCTCTAACACTACTCCTCTTAGCGAATCTGCAAGTTTCTCGTTTCTCTCAAGGTCTCCGGTATCCCCTTCGTTATCTTTTTCACCTGACCCTTCAGCGCCTCTTTCACCGCTAGTCTCTACTTCCGCCGTTGGCTCACCGCCACCACGACCACCATTAACGGTGATGCTGATATTATTGATCATTCCGCCGCTACCAGCTGCTTTATCGCCTTCTTGGCCAGTTGCTAGAGTTTCTCCCTCCTTCTCGGACTCCTTGGTGGAAGATTCTTCCATTAGCCTATTCATGTTCTCAGCTAAATCAACAAGTTGGCTTATCTTTTCTGGGTCCCCTCCAGCACTTCCAGCCGTATCAAATAATCCACCACCGGGAACCACTCCACCTTCATGGAACGTAGGTACTAAACCCTTGTTTAATCTATTTAAGAATTCCGTTCCGTAAGTTTGAGTCGCTTGCGGGTCAAGAACGAATTCCCCTGCCTGTAAAAGAGCAGGGACCTCTTTACCACCTGTAACATTTCGGCCTCCGATACCAAAACGTTTTACGAAACCTCCCTTCGCAAAGGTTTTAGTTCTAGGTAATTGCCAACCAAAGTCAATAACACCCGTATTTCTCGCATCTTGAAAAGTCATTTCGTTGAAACGTTGACTCATTAAAGCGGAAGTGCTATCAAATTGATCTCCAGTACCAACATACCCAACCTCTCTCCATCCTCCGGTATTTGGATTTGGGATATATGTGCGACCCTGATTATCAGTGATCGGAACATTTGGTGGGGCTCCTCCAGAGTCCATCGCCTTGGCTGCACGATTTGCGTTTATCTCGCCCCTCCATTCTGCCGCCTTCTTCCCTACCTCAACCATAGCGGCTGATATAACAGCGTTTAGACGACCAGCCTTTAGCACATTACTTCTTTGATCTTGGAAACTCTGCATGGCTTCATTACGACGATCAGCTTCCATCTTTAAGAAATCTTCGTAATCTAAAAACTTATCCTGCCTAGTTTTCCTAAATTGGCTCTGAACATTTGATTCATCTTGGAATAAGGCAAAGTTACTCAATCTTTTATCTACTTGATATTTTGCCCTTCCGGGTCTGTCAGGGTCATTCATCAGATAAAAGTTATCAAGCTGTTGCTTAAATCCTCTATTCCTGCCCTGCTCCATAGAAGGCGGTACTCCACTACGCCCAGTGTAACTAGGAGCATCATCCATATTTACCTCTGGGAACATTCTGCCCCCCTTAAGATCCAGTAAAGGTTTATTCTTCCCTAAAGATGCAGGTAATGTTCCCCCACTAGCTGCCATAGCCACATTCCCCTGATTAAGATCCTCCATGATGGATGACCCATATTTTTGAACTGCTGATTTACGCATGACAAATTCGCCACCCGCCATCATAGCTGGAACATCATCCTTATATCCGCTTCCACCTGTTACCATGCCGCCTGTATTGAATCTTTGCGGGACTAATCCCCCTTTAGAAAAAGTGCTCCATCGCGAGCCAGCGTATCCACCCATTGCCCCAATCGAACCTGCAATAACATTCTCTATAACTCTCCCAACCGTTGCCCTAAACAATACTCTTTGCATGTCCATCGCAACAGCCTTAGCAAAAGATTTAAATGCATCTTTTCCGCTTTGTGAACCATCGATCCATGAATCCCAAGCGCTTTCGAAAGATGAAGTAATACTTTGGGAAAGTTGAGCGACATCATTCATCAGATCTTCTTTCCAATCTGTCTGACTCGCTTTGATCTTGTTTTGCATTTGTCTTTGCAAAGTTTCCCCAAAGTTCATTTCCCCCCGCCTGAAGGCAGACATATCTTGCGCGTTCCTTGCCCCAGCAAGCTGGCGTCCTGTGCCTGTTCCTAATGCGAGGCTTTGCTCCGCTCTTAATACATTCTGATGTTCTGAGAGTCTTTGAGTCCTCAAAGATTGATCGAACCCTTCGCCCATTTGGTATTTGAGCCTCAAAAGATCCTTATTCGCTTCCTGTTCTCCAATGTCGCCTTGCAATTTAAATTGCCGAGTAAGTTCTCCCCGCTGGGCTGGGTCAAGCGCTATGTTTAACTCCTTCAAAGTATTGCTTAATCTTTCTGTTTCCTCTTTGAATTTGTCAATCGGTAACTCCTGTAACTTTTTCGTAAGGTCTTCTTTTGCTTTCTGGAGTTCCTCGGTCTTTGTACTGTCTTGCTCAAGTAGAGGAATATTCTTCATCAACTCATCTATTTCTCGCGTTTTAATCGAGTTAAGCAGACCCTGTTTAGTGGTTCCTAAAGCTAGATGACCATTGCTTGCCTCTGTAAGAGAGGCGCGTTCTTTCATCTTTGTGATTTCGAGATTATAAGCTGCTTTTCTATTTGCCTCGACTTCAGCTGGGATACCCTTTCTTACGTCTTCCAGTGCTCCTAGCTGTTTCTGTCCAGCTTGAAAGGTGGATAGCGCTTTCTTCTGTTCAGGGGATAGAAGGTGGAATACTGCATCAGAAGCCTTCTGCTCACCTGTCCTTACCTTATCAATGGACGTTTGCGAGATGCCCATCTCCAACAAGCTTTTCTCTCTACTCTCCTGAGTCGTTTGGATTTTGCCCATAGCTTGACTTATATGCGTAAGCCTCTCTTGAGCATCTTGACTCCTAATTTGTAGTGCTGAATCCCTAGGATCTCTCCCCATAGCCAATTCCATAGGTCTCCCCATAGCTATAGCTCTCTCCCTAGAAGCGGTCAAATTGGCAAAAGTTCTCTGATAGTACTTTTTCATTGCGTTTGGATCTCTCAGGTCATCTGTACCCTCTAAACCTTTCGGTAATTTTGTTAAGCTATCGATTATTGCGAGATCTCTGCTCATCTGACTTCCCGACGCCACAGCTTTTCTCGATGCGTCCTGCCCTACTTGTACCAAGCCCGACACTTTTGGGCTCGTTGCGGTGTTAGGTTTACCACCCAACTCAAACAACCTTGTTTTCGGGTTCCATTTATACCCTGAAGGGGTTGTTCCGCCTCCCGGTGTTGCAATGGCTTGTGATGCAACATTCCAATTGCCGCCGCCAACTTGCCTCATTATATAGTTTCCCAAATCATTTTCTTGTTGCTGGAACATTCCTTTCGTGTCCGGCCTTTGATTCAGATCCCGTATGTGAGACAAATGACTTTGCAGGACTTGCACGTTTGTCTCAGGGCCAAATTGTTGAGAACCTCTAGTTCCACCCTGCGTTAGTGTGTTTACTAATGTTCTAGCTTGAGTTTGAGCCTTTCGGACGCCTCCACTGAACGCCGGGTTTTTGGCTGGGGTCGCGCTCCACACAGAACCCCCATAAGGATTATTGGGATCGATATATTTTGCTTCCTGTTGATAAATTTGCATTATCAACTTTTTCAAAGCCTCTTTCGATACTCCGACTTTTTGGAATCCTGCTTTATCACCCTCACCCTCCTTGTCGTACCACTTGGCAATAGCGTCATCAATATTGCCCTTTCTCATATCCTCCGAGGACATAAGTTCCCTAAAATCATGAAGCCAATTTTTCATAGGGTTACCAAAGGCTCCGTGCTTAGTGCGGTATTGAGCCTTCATTGCCGGAATCTGCACACCCGACACATCCATTGCTTGTTGAAGCATGGGGGACGCTTGATAAACCGCAGAATCTTCATGAAATCCCTTCTCGTCAGGATCGGCAGATAAGTACTGCATCCAACTTTGAGGGTTAGCAGCATCAACCGTGATCGTAGTCGGCTTTCCGTTCCTCATTATCTTCAATTGTTCTTTATAACCCGGAATCTTACCTTCTTGGATTTCGCGCTGTTTCCTCATTAGTCTACTAATAGGAAACGCAGTATCATACCCGCCCTTCGGCCCCGCGCCACCTGATCCTTGCCATGCTGGAGCAGCAACTGCCGAATACATACCCCGTGATCGCTGACCACCAGCCGATGAAAATGGACCGGGCTTTCTTAAAAAATGCTCTTCACCTGTACCCTTCTGATTCCAAACTCCGAAGTCAGAATTCTGGCTCCATGCAGCCATTCTACCGAATGTTTGGTGCATCGGTTCGCGAGCTAAGGGTAAGTTTCTATTTAGCCGGTCAGGATTGGCCAGTAAAGAGCCTAACTGCGAACTCGCCCTTTCTCTATTTTGATTCAGGCTGTAGGCATTATTAATCTCTCTCATTTGCAAACTAAGCTGTTGTGGCAGAGTAGACATCGCATGTGTCAAAAGCCCGGAGGCATTGATTAATTCTACATTTGTGTTGATTAGTTGAGCAGTAATTTCGGTATTTGCGCCCATTGCCCGAACCAATTCAACTTGAAGATCGGATTGCCCTTTTCGGATTCTTGTCTCTGCGGCTTTTTTCTCCCTATCTATATCCCCCGACTTCATTGTTCTAAGGATTTGGTATGCTATATCCCCATGCTGGCTTATTGGCCGATCAGCCATTCTTGCATTGCCACCCATCGGGAAAGCTGCTTGACCATGTTGTCCGAAAATAGCACCACCTTCGCCTCTTAAGTAGGACTCAGCATCTTTGAGACTCATTTTTTGTATCGCGGATGAATGCTTACCCCCCAAAAGGAAATCAAGCATCTGACCGCCTCTTGCTGCAAATCTGTCTTTTTTCGTTTGCCTGAACGAATCTCCTAATCCGGACCTATTTAAATCAAATCCCATTCCTTCAAGGGCTCCCATTGCGGCAACCCTAGAATCTAACATTTTCATTCCCTCAAAAGTAGCTGGATGGCCTGAACCCCCAGAAAAGCCTTCAGCAGCGGCGAAAAATGCTGCTGGGCCTTGACCACCAAAAGACGAAGCTTGCATTTTCATTCTGTGCTGGAAGTCTGCGTTACTTTTTGCAACTGTATTATTTATTTTTAATAAGTTATTTTGATGGTATGTAGCTACTGTATTGTTATTTATTTGAGTAGCAAGCTTGTCCATTGCACTTCGAATCTCCGTTTTGCTCTTATCATCGACGGTAGGATCATTCAATATCTCCTTGTAAAGACCCATATGATCACCGGGAGCACCTTGCATCATTAGCTTACCTAACAAAGCCTTTGCTTGTTGTCCCCTAGTGCCAGCGCCAGAGGTTATCCCTCGTGTACCTTGTGTCAATAATGAGCCACCAGCACGTTGATAGGCCGCAACGTTCTGCATGGACAAGGAAGCTAAGTTTCTCTGTTGCGCTTGGGCCATGCTTCGGTCCGACATATCAGAATGACTGATATTATACAGTAATTTACCTATCGCCTCTTGATTTTTTATAGAAGATTTAAAATGCGTTTCCGATATTGTTATATATCCTTGCGATGCGTTTGCTGCATTAATAGCGGCTGTTTTTAATTTAATTACAGAACCGGCCAATTGATTGACGTCTTTCGAAGCTTCTTTAGAAACGTCCATTAACTTTTCCTCTGCTTCGACCATTGCCTCCAATTGCTCCCACGCAAATTCAACGTCTCTAAAGTTTTCAAATAAGGGGTCGCCTTTCAGTTCTTTCATTGCTTCCCCTTTACGCCCCCCTCCGTGAAGCGCTATGTTTCTGGCCATAGTTTTCATTTGGGAATATGAAAATCTCTCGTCTTTACCTATAGTAATAGCTTTATCAAAAACTCCCCCTTCGCCTCTTATTTTTTTCTCGTCCAATGCTGCCATGCTTGCCTTTGCAAGTATGTCTTGCATTCCCGTCACATCACCTGTCGATGCAGCTGCCGCTAATTCCCTAATTCTGTTTGGATCGCCTAAGCCCTGAAGAGCTATTGCGCCTTTTTGCCGTAGTGCTGCAAGAGTGGTGGCTCCAGCGCCCGATTGCATGGCATCTACGTATTCTTGTTGAGCTTTAACAAAGTCACCTGTGGCAGACGCTGCTTCTTGCTTAAGAGCAACTTCTGCCGCATAAACGTTCCTTAAATCATCTAGAGTAGATTTAGATTGTTCAGCATAGTCTGTTATCCAACTATACGCCCCAACAGCAGCACCTAATGCAGCACCCACACCAAGACCCACGCCCGTACCGACTCCCGGCACAACTGACCCCATTGTCGCGCCCATAGCTGCGAAACTTGCCACGGAGGACGCTCCACGCACATTGGACGCTGCCTGTCTTCCAGCTTTTGTATTTTGATTTATCCCCGCTGCCAGCGAATGACCAACCATTGGAGCAAAAAAGCCAATACCCATTCCTAATTGGCCCATCATACCAGCGTTTCTAGCAAACGCACCCCTCGATTTTTCTTGGGCTATTTGTTTTTTTAGCTCTCTCTTGTCCTTGTCGGCTGACTTTCTTATCTCCCTTTTTTCCTTTGCGGCTGCTGATTTTTCATTTCTTTTCTCTTTCAGCCTTTCTTGTTCCACTAAAACCGCTGGACTATGGTAAACTTGTCCTACTCGGCTCATCGCAGTTCCTGCCACTCCAGCAACTTGAGCCTGACGAGCAGCAATATTTCTCTCTGCTGTACCCTGATATGTATCGACTCTCAATAAGTTTTGTTTAGCTCTTTTTAATTCATTTATATCTGCTGTTCGAGCGTCTGTTCCTTTCAGGCCTTCGAGCCTTTTGATTTCTGTATCTATGTTTGATATATTATAACTGGCTCCTGTTCCTGTAATAGCACCAAGGGATTTCCCTTGTAATCCGGCTGATCTAAACATGCGTCTATTACTTAAAGCCTTATCTCGTGTAGCTTCAGCGGCGCTTATTCTGCGTTGATCTCTTGCATCTGCGGCTTCCCATCCCCCTCGGAATAAATTCCTTACTGTCTTGGAGCCTCCTTTACCCTCGATCATATTGGCTAATCTTTTTGCCGTATCATCGACAACGGATTGCGTTAAAGTTACTTGTGTCCCTGCCCTTGGACCTGAAACCAATTCATACTGAGCTTGGCCAACAAACGACCCATAAGTTCTCTTAAACTCATTGATAATCTTCATTTGATCAGCCTGAGTCTTTACTTGTCCTGTGCCGAGCTTATCCAAACCTTCAGAAACTTTACTAAGGTCCGTCATATTCTGCTGGTATTTTTTGTATGTCTCATGCGCCTTGGATGCCTCTTTACCTGCGGCATTTTGCACGGTCCTAGCATGTTTTACTTCTTCTGTCAGAGTAGCCATTTGCTTTTCCATGTCCCTCAAAGCGGCATCCCATCCCAATGCGTTCGCTCCATAACCCATAGCTCCCATTGCTAACGGATTAAAATTAGGAACAAATCCACCACTCATACCTGCTCTTGCAGGATTTGGGTGATTCATAACAGCCTTTCTTAAAGAAGAATAAGTCGGCTCATCTCTCGTATTACCAACTACGGGGCCAGAGTAATTCGGAGTATCGACAGTAGTAGCGTAAATTTGAGATCTAGAAAGACCACTTGCTTTTTTCTCTCTCGCGAAAGCGGCTTGAATCGGGTCTACAAAATTTGGAATATTGCCTCTGCTAAAAGTCCTACTAAAAGTCATCCACTCTTCATTACTCCATTCCTTATCGTGAGTCTTCTTTACATTCCATAATTTATCAAAGTTCGGCTGCTTTTTCTTAGCGTCGGCATAAGCCTTTCCCACGAAAGTTGAGGAAAATTCACCGTGAAGCCTCTTTACTCCGTGCTTTTTAAGCAATGAAATAATTTTTTCGTTTGCCAATAAATCCGTAAGGACTTTACCCCCAACGACTTGCCCAGCGTTAATCGTTCTAATAGGGTCTCCTGCTGCTTTAGCATCCCTTAATTGTCTAAAGAGACTACGGAGACCCCCCTGACCCTTTATGTATTTTATGTCCCATGCACCCGTGTCGAAGTTTCTCCCTCCCATCTCAGACCAACTTGAACCCCCTCCGCGAGAGGCTGATGGACCTCGAACAATATCCGATAAGGGAGCAGCCACTGGCCCCGTTCTACGTAAACCGAAAGGGTTATTAAAGTTAGGGATAGACCCACCAGCAGCAGTAGTCCACCCCTTTGTTCCCATAAAGCTTCTCGCATTATCAAATGCCTGTCTAAATATTGGAGTTTTTAAACCTTGTACTCCTGACCTAGCATTAAAAAAGTCATCTATAATTCGAAAATCATTAGAACTAAATTGCCCAAGTCCTTTTTGATTTTTCCATTGGGCTATTTCTTTAACAACTCTGCGGTAATGTTCAGGGAATGACTGCATCGCTTTACCCCCAAGAGTTCCACGGGCATCAATAGTAGCCGTAGATTTTACATCCATAGGGAACCATTTTCCTTGATGCCTTAATGCTCCCTCTACCGGATCCAATCCTCGCCCAACATTAGCCTCTGTTCCGCTAAACCTAGGACCAATACTAGGGTTCTTTGACGCAAAGAGTAAATCTTCATAAAATTTTCCCGAAGATTTAGAAGTCGGCTTTATTTTAGTGTTTAATCTTTGAAAAAACTCTTGGGTCGATACACCACTAGCTGCTGATTTTATAGCTGCTGCTTTGGCTGGATTAGCTTGAAGGAGAGCTTGAAAAGCCGACGAATTTACATTAACAGGACCAGACAAATAATTAGCCAATGGGGCAGAACCACCCAAAATTCCACCGGGGCCAAGACTCATTCCCGGTTTATCAATACCAAGAGGCCCCTTCATATTAAATCCAGTTAAAACTTTACCTATTAAACTATACGCCGCAGCTGTATTTTCCCCAAGTTGCCCAGCGCTTCCCCTAGACGGCTTAGAAAAAAGAGATGAACTTGCATATCGCGGATAAAGCCCACTAGCACCCGGACCTCCAGAGGTCGGAGAAACTGGCCTTGCGCCATACAGGCTTGTGATAGGCATATTAAAAGATCCATACACTGGGCTCATTTTAGCGAAATTTGGAATATGACCACCACTTAGCCCTCCTCTAAGTTGATCCTTCAAATCTGCGTGGGTCATTCTGAGTTGAGGATTGGAAGTTCCATGACTTGCAGGGTCAATCACGAATTTCCTTTTATCAAAGTTTAAGCCAACTATGTCTTTAACCGCTATTTCTGACCAACCCGGATCACTTAGCTTCTTCTTAAACCGAAAATATTTATAATCTCCAGATAAATCGAATTGCGAATGAGACTCTTTGCCTCCAATGCCAAAGTTTTCCCGACTAGCTTGCCTACCTCCTATAGTATGGACTTTCCCCCCCTTCATATACTGTATGCCAAATGGGCGAGCAGATTTCCCAGCGGTATTTCTAAGGAACGTAAGAACTTCCTGCATTCCCATTACTGGTTGTTTATGTATGGGGATTGCTGCAAAATTTGGAATAGAATAAGGATCTATCCCCAATTTTTTTATGGATTCTTTCTTATGTGCTTTTCCAGCGGAAGAACTTTGAGGAGGATTTATAAAAGGCTGTGCAAAACCCGGAACGTGTTTAATTTTTTCGGCTGTGTTATAAGTAACATTCCCAAGTCCAGCGATGTTAGTTTGCCTAATTGCTCCGGGCATATACCCGCCGGAAATAGCACCTATAATTTCTGAGCCTCTTCTATTATAATTCGGAATATGACCTCTTGCCCTACCTCCGGGCCTACCTCTTCCCGGATTAAAAGTACCAGCATCTCTCCCCCTGATTACAGGGCCACCGCCGCCGACCACAGCGCTCTTAGCGGTACTTGCGGAAAACATTGCGATATCTTTAGCTACCTGAGCTTGCTGCTGGAGAACTTGCAGGACGCTATTTTCCAATTGCCTCCTTGTCATTAAACCAGCTTGCACCGCCTTAAGATATCCGGGTTGCTTGGAGAGTTCTTGACTAATTAACTGCTCAGTCTTAGCTACCTTCATTGCGTGAGTTTGAAGGTTCATCATTTCTAACGCAGATTCAGAAATAAATTTAAAAAGTTTTGCGCCTAATTTAGCACCTATAACGGCTACCAAAGCCAAGCCCGGACCAGCAAGAAAAGACCCAATTCCTTTTAGCATTCCCTTTGCCATTTTTACGCCAAGGGCTTCACCATCCATAGTCTTCCCTGACTCGAACATGGAATTTAATCCACTTACTATCTTTTGAGCGGAGGGGCCAAGAACAGCACCCCCAAGGCCTTTGCCAGCTTGCATCAAATGAGCTTTTAATTTTATGATTTGAGCGTCTAGAGTTTTATTGAGTTCTTCATTTCTCTCTATGGCCTCATTTGTGGCGCTGGCCGATGTTTGCACTGCTCTTGCATAGTTCGAATGACTCTTGCTAAGATCACTCAATAAGGCTCGCAAAGTATTCATTTGGAAAACACCAGCGACTGTTTCTGCCGTATGGGCTTGCTGCGCTCTTGTTAGCTGTGGGAATTTTTTAGCTAAATTACCCAAAACTGTCATAGCTGGAAGCATTTCCCCCTGAAGATTTCTTACGGCAACCCCAAGGCTCTCCAATTGATCTAAAGTGTCGGTTCTTTGTATTCTGGTAAAAATACTCTTAAGACCATTACCAATAACCGGACCACCACGAGCAGTCGTCTGTTGCAGAGAAGCTACCGCACCTAACAACTGATTAAAGTCTACTTGTACATCTTGCGCCGTACTACCAACTCGCTTCATGGCTTCAGCAAGATCTTTGGTACTTACAGCAAATGCGGCATCAACATTTGCCATTTTATTTACTATTTGAGTAGAATTTAAAGCTGACCTATTAAATGTATTGATTGCGGCAGTAAGCGAAGCGACTGCTGATTCTGCGTCCATCCCAGAAAGACGAGTTAGTATAAGCGCATCTCTAGTTCTTAGCAGGGTCTTTTCCATCGATAAACCCTGACGAGAGAGTTCTTTTGCTGCTGTTGCTACGGTCTGAAAAGATTGACCAGTATTTCCTGCAACATTAAACAACTCTTTAGAAAAACCCTGAAGCTGTGTCTTATTAGCTCCTAAGATTACATTAATATCTTTTAACTCCTTCTCAACTTTTATCATGGAGTCGAGCAAATAAGAGAAAGCTCTTTGGAGGCCCATTATCGCACCAGCTGAAGCGCCAAAAGCTAAAACACGAGCATTAGAAGCGTCTAGAGATTTTGAAAACTCTGTAACTTGACCAGTGATTTCCCCTAAAGGCCTTTTATAAGCATTACCAAGAGCCCTAGCTGAACGACCATGCTGCTGGACGGCTTGCTCTACCCTTCTTAGCGATTTTGGGTCTAAATAAGCCTCTACGCTTAATCGTACCGATCCAACATTATCTATAGCCATAATTCCCTATTCCTTTATAGGAATTACACTAATTTTAGGGCTAAACACCGTGCAATTTCATGAGGTCTTGCATACTTAATTCCCCTCCCTTTTTATGTGCTTCTTTGGCTAAATTAACAAATTCCTCGTTTTGGTCAGCAGCCCCAAGAGATTGTAGCTCTTCCTTAGAGGCCCCCACTAAAGATGAGCCGCCAGTTTTGTCAGATCCTCCTGTTTTTTCCATAGCTTCTTGGGCATTCTGAGACTGCTCATACCATTCTATTAATTTGTCTGGATCATTTTTCATTTCTTCTGGAGGTTTATTCTTAGAGCGAGTCATTAAGCCTTTAAAATACCGACCATAACCATATAATTCCGATTGAAAAAAGGTTAATTTTGCAACTGGCTTCCCAAAGAAAAAATAAGCGTTATCTTCTGAAAGATAAAAATGATTAAGAAAAAAAGAACTCAAAGAAATTTTCTTCAACGACTTCTCTTTAAACCTTGTCATTACCTCGTTATAATTGCCACACATTTCATTTAATTCCACATTAGACAACTCCTCAAAATCCTCGACAGTATAAAATGATTCGCGAAGGCTTCCATCCTTGAAAATAGAATTAAATACATAATACTCGTTTATCTTTTTTCCCGCGAAAACCTCACACGTAAGCCCTAAAAGTTCTTGTTTTTTATTCTCTAAATCGTAAAGCTCTTGTTCTGCCGAGCTAATTTCCTCGTTCATCTGATCTATTTCTTTTTTTATGAACAGTTTCCCTTTAGAATGTATCAGGTTTCTAATAAATCCAGTTAGCTCTATTATTTTAGCTTCTTCTTTGCTTGTCCATAATTCGTCTTTTTTTAATTGCTCTAGTTTATCCTTTTCTCTTTCGAGTCCTTTGTCTTCGGCTTTGCCCTCGACTTTCTTTTTGTATGAGTCTATGTCGGCAGCATCATGGAGGGTGAGGTGTTTTACATAAACGGTATTGCCCCTGAAATTAAAAGTAGAATAGCCATTAAGGATATCTACTAAAATCATCCTTAGTTGACTTGTGCCTATTTCTTCCTCTTGAGACATATTAAAAAAGCCCCCAATTAAGGGGGCTAACTCGATGGCTAGAGTTTTATTTTAAAATTTCCCCGCAAATTACTCTGGTTTTTGATTGTCATTGCCTTCGGGGGATTCTTTTTCAGGCTCTGGTTCGGGCTCAGGCTCAGGCTCTTCTTCTGGCTCAGGCTCAGGCTCTGGTTCAGGCTCTGGTTCTTCTTCTGGCTCTGGTTCTGGTTCTTCTTCGGGTTCTGAATTTT